CTGCATACCCTTACACGTCAACAACTTGCGCTCGTCTGCATCTACCTCGATGACCCCAAGCGCGCGAAACGTGTCGCAGCTGTCGACGCCGGCTATTCCAAGCGAGGGGCCACCGCCACCGCGAGCCGGACACTAGATTTGCCCCACGTCAAGGCGGCCATCGGCGAGATCATGGCCGAACGTGCCCGCCGGGCCAGATATTCGGTGACATTTCAGCGCGTTGCCGAGGCCCTGGCGACCATCGCCTTCACCGGTCTGTCCCGCTTCATGAAGGTCAACCAGGACACCGGTCTTCCCGAGATCGACTTTCGCGGCACCACCGAGGCCGAAATCGACGCTCTGGCCGAGATCACCGTCGAGACGATCACCGTGACGCCCGCCGAAGGCGACCCGGAGACGCGCACCAAGGTCAAGATCAAGCCCATCGACCGGATGCGCGCTCTGGAGAACCTCGCCGATCACGTCGGCTTCGGTGCCGCCAAGCCAGACGACGCCCCGGACATCATCGCGCTGCTGCTCCGCGAGATCGCCGCCCGTGGCAGCGCCGCCCCGCTCGCAGACCGCGCCGCCAGGGCGAAGAAGATCCCCTCACCACCCCAGCCAGAGGATGACGACTGATGACGACCGAACGCTTCCCCATCCCAGTGATGCGCCGCGCCGCCGGCGAAATCGCTCCGCTGCTCACCTGGGTGCCCCCCATTGACGCGCCACGCCCCATCGAGACGCTAGCCGACTATGTTTCTGCATGGTTTGCCGAGGCCCAGGCGCAGGTCTTCGACCAGATCACAAGCCGGTGCGTCCAACTCTGCCTGCCTGACAGCACCGCGACGACCCTGCACCTGATCGCGGTCAGCACGCACCTCAACCTGGCGCAGGTCAATGTCGCCGCCCTTGGCGCCCCGCGCGCCTTCCCCGGCGAGCCGCCGTCGATCTGGGATGCAATCACCGAAGCTGACAGCCTGTGCAGCACGGCGCCACAGCCATATCCGCCGCGGCCGCAGCAAACCGTGCCGCAGAGCGTCTATGTCGCGGTCAACGCCATCAAGAGCCCCGTTGGCCTGATGTTCCGACTTGCCTGCGGCCACATCGTGGCAGTTCCGGCCTGCCTGGCCACCGTTTCGGTGCAGCTGATCGCCGACATAGCCATCGCCGCCACCGCGTCGCACGCCCACGACGCCGCCGGGGTTAACCCGCATGGCGATCACCGGAAAGCCCTGCCGGCAGATGCGCTGGGAAGCGACATGCTCGCGGCCATTCTCGATCCATCTGCCGTGACGATCATGGGTAACCGGGAAGAGGTCAGGGCATCCATTGCATCCTTCCGGGCCACGGGCCGGTTCGCGGGCGGCGGGATCGCCGCTGTTGACTCCAATGCCCCCGGCTTTGCCGCGCTGGACGCGGAATTGCGCGCCGCCATGATGGAGCCATCCCCGTTCTCCGCCCATCCGCACTCGCCGTCGCCCGATGCCCCGCCCAGCCACGGCGACAACTTTGGCCCCGTCCAGACCGATGTCGCGGCGCCGCCGCCGCGCAAGCTGCACTGAGGCCGGTTCAGTGACGCACCAGCCCACCGCGCGCCAACTCGCCGAACTCGCAGCCCAGGTCGCAGCCATGCTCGACCAGGCCGCGGGCGCCGACGAGGTGCCGGTGGACTTCGTGCCGGTCACCGAGGTCGATCTGATCCGGGCGCTGGCGTCCTGGCGCTGGAGGATCTTCTCCGGCCGGCTCTACAAGATCATGATCAAGGGCGACGAGGACGAGGACGCCTACACCGCGCCCTTCCTGCCGAACGAAACCCAGGTCCGGTATCTCGGCGAACTCCACACCCGCAACGTCATCCTGAAGGCGCGGCAGTTGGGGTTCTGTCTGGACCCAGCCACGCGCGTCCTAAAGGCCGATCTGACATGGGTGCGCATAGACAGTCTCCAGCCCGGCGACGAGGTGGTTAGCGTCGATGAACATCCGCCTGGCGGCAAAGGCAGGTCGCGCAAGATGCGAACCGCAACGGTCATCAAGGCCGCAGAGGTGCGTCGCATGGCCTACCGCGTCACGATGGATGACGGACGTGTTCTGATCTGCACCGACCAGCACCCGTGGCTGACCCGCAACGGGAAGCCAGACCCGCAATGGCGCAGCATCAGCGGAAGGGGGAACCAGGTAGTCGGCAAGATCAAGCCCGGCACCTCGATCCGCTGGATCACGAAGCCATGGAGCGCGGGCGACATCGAGGACGGATGGATGGGCGGCATGCTCGACGGCGAGGGCAGCATAGCCAAGCCCCATTCATCCGGCGCCGAACTCAACGTGTCGCAGCGCGTCGGCCCGGTCTGGGATCGCCTGCTGGCCTATGCGAAGTCGCGCGGCTACAGCGCCAGGATCGAAAGCGACGAGACGCCACGCAAGACGAAGCACGGAACGACGCCAGTTCCGAAACTATGCTTCACGCGCATGGACGAATTGTTCCGCCTCATCGGGCAGACACGCCCCACCAGGTTCATCGCAAACCGCTTCTGGGAGGGCAAGGAGTTGCCTGGCAAGCGCACAGGTGAGGGTTGGTCAAAGGTCGTCAGCATCGAGCCAATTGGCGAGCAGACGATGATCGACATGCAGACCAGCACCGGCACCTACATCGCAGAGGGTTTCGTCAGCCACAACACCACCCTGATCGCCATCCTGTGGCTCGATCACGCGCTCTTCAACGCCGACCAGCGATGCGGCATCGTCGCCCACACGCTGGACGACGCCCAAGCGATCTTCCGCGACAAGGTGCGTTTCGCCTACGACAACCTCCCCGAAACGGTCCGCAGCCGCTGCCCGCTCAAGAAGGACAGCGCCAAGGAACTGCACTTCGCGCACAACAACTCCTCGATCCGCGTCGCCACGTCGCTCCGCTCTGGCACCTTCCACCGCGTCCATGTCTCCGAGATGGGCAAGATCAGCGCGAAGTATCCGGCCAAGAGCCGCGAGATCGTCACTGGCACGCTGCCGGCCGTGCCTGCGACCGGGATCGTCATCATCGAATCCACCGCCGAAGGTCAGGCTGGCGACTTCTACGAGATCGCGACACGCGCCGAACGGCTCACAGCCCAGGCCGGCCGTCCGCTCGCGCGGCACGAATACCGGTTCCACTTCTTCCCCTGGTGGATCGCTGCGGAATACGAGGCAGACCCGCGCAGCGTGATCGTCACAGACGCGGACAACGCCTACTTCGACAAGGTTGAGGCCCGCATGGGCTGCAAGCTCTCCGCCCGCAAGCGCGCCTGGTATGTGGCGCAGCGCGAGGGTGGCTTTGCCGGCGACGGCGAAGTGATGTGGCGCGAATATCCATCCACGCCGGAGGAATGTTGGCGTCAGTCCACCGAGGGCAAATGGCTCTCGCGGCAGATGATGCGGGCCCGCGTCGAAGGACGCATCACCACGGTCCTCCCGGTCACGAACATCAGGGTCAACACGTTCTGGGACATCGGCGCCAGCGATGGCACGGGCATATGGCTGCACCAGTATGTGGGCACCCAGAACCGGTTCCTGCGCTACCTGGAGGGCTGGGGCCACGGCTACGCCCACTATGTCAGGTTGCTGCGCGAGACCGGCTTCCTCTTCGGCGGGATGTTCCTGCCCCACGACGCGATGCAGCAGCGCCAGCTGCACGACCGCGTGGGCAGCCCGTTTGACATCCTCACCGAGCTTGCGCCGGACTGGAACTGGATCGTGGTGCCCCGCGTCGATGAGTTCATCCACGGCATCACCATGCTGCGCGACGCATTCCCGACCTACGTCTTCGACGAGGTGGGCTGCAAGGAAGGCATCACCCACCTCGATAGCTATTCCAAGAAATGGAACACCGCGCGCCAGGCGTGGAGCGACGAGCCAGAGAAGCTCGACGGTCACTCCGAAGCCGCCGACGCGCTGCGCCAGCACGCCCAGGGGTTCAACCCCGCCTTGATCTCCGCCCCCACCGCCCCCCGTAGACGAGCCAAAGGAGGCATGGTCGCATGACCCAGCATGACGAGGATATCCCCGTGTTCCGCTCCCGGCGCACGGGCGGCGAGATGGCTCGCGGCACCATCATCAGCAATCCCGGCGAACTTGTCCGAGATCACCGTAACGACATGTTCACGCCGCTGGAACCGGTCGGAGATGGTGTCGCCGATGATGCGCCAGCTGTCCAGCGCATGATCGACAATGGCGCTGATCTGGACGCCCTGAAACGGCACCTCGACGTGCTGATCGAGGCCGACATCTGGCGCCGCCGGAATCGTCGCGTCCCCGTCTACGACTTCGTGGCTCCGAAGCCGGACGTGCGCCCTGGTGACATGTTCGAGATGCACCCGTCCGAGCATGACGCCCGCGACTTCGCCATAGCGCCCGAGGCCGATCTCTCGGACTTCGTGCCGCCGACTATCCCGGTCTGGCTCTACCCGCTCCTGGCCGCGCTTGTGCTTGCCGTCGGCTGGCTGGCCGTCCCTTTCCTCACCTCTCCCTGATCGCGACGCCGCCAAAGGATCGCCACCGATGTCAGACGCCCAACTTCCCACGCAGGTCAACGAAGACCCAGACGCCGGCCGGAACTATTCCGTGGCCTATGACCTGCGCATCACCGCGGCTGTCTACCGGCGCGGCGCGATCACCATCTGGATGACCTGGAACCTGCACACCGGCCGGCCTTGCATGGTGCTGACGCCTTCCGATCCTGGCCTCAGCCACGAAAAGGTCATCCCCTGTGTGGTGCCGATGGATCGCGCCTTCCTGTGGGACGAGTACACCGGCGACTTCGCAGCGATCAGCGAGACCCTGTTCGGGTTCTGCTGTGCGCTGAACGTCGACCCTCACCGCGGGTCCATGGCGCTTCTCTCCGTGATCCGCGACTACCTTGAAGAACTGATCCGCATGCCGCCCAAGCCCCTCTGGGACATGAAGCCCGTCGCCGATGTCATCACCATCGACCACACCACGGGCGCCGAAACCCACAAGGAGGTCATAGACCATGCGTGACGACGCCGAAGCACTGACCGGTCAGGGACCCAACGACTTCCGCAGGGTGGTCAGGGGCGCCGACACCGCCGCGGAGCGGCTGCAGATCGACAACAGCATGCTGATGGGCACCGCGGCCGCCGCGATCCGCGACGAAATCGACGGGCCAGCGGCAAGGGCGCACTGGCAGAAGCTCGTCGGCCACTACATGCGCGAGCTGAAGGCCCAATCCTCCTGGCGTCAGAAGATGCTGGAGGACGAGGGCATGTACGACGGCACCCGGCACTGGACAGCCGAGGAAGCCGACAAGATCCGTGACCGCGGCCAGGAGCCCATGGTCTTCAACGTGACAATGCAGGCGGTGAACTGGGTCACGGGATCCGAGAAGCGCGCGAGGACCGACTACAAGGTGCTTCCGCGCACCAAGTCAGGGTCCAAGGCGGCGGAACGCAAGTCCCAGGTGCTGAAGTACGTCAGCGACGCCAACCGCACCCCGTTCGACTGGAGCCGCACATTCACCGAGATGATCCAGGCCGGGCTGTCCTTCATGGAATCCGGGGTGCAGGACGACGACGACGGCGAACCCATCATGGAGCGCCAGGTCTCCTGGCGCGACATGATCATCGACAGCGCGGCGACCAAGCCCGATCTCTCCGATTCGAGGTACATGTTCCGCCACAAGTGGGTGGACCTGGATGTCGCCATCGCCATGTTCCCCAACCGCAAGACCACGCTCGAAACCGCGTCGTCGGATATGTTCGACTATGTGGGCCAGGGCGATGCGCTTGGCGATGAGGCCATGGATGCAAGGGAGAACCTGATCAACACCCGGCCCATCGGCGCCGACATCGACATTCTTGGGGCAACCCGCAGGCGCCTCCGCCTGATCGAGGGCTGGTTCCGCATCCCGATGCAGGACTTGAGGATGCGCGGGGGCCAGTTCAACGGCGAGCTTTATGATCCCGCCAGTCGCGGCCACATCGCAGATATCAGCGCCGGCAAGGCCAAGGTCCGCAAGAAGCTGACCTATCGCATGTTCGTGATGCTGTTCTGCTCCAGCGGCCCGCTCTGGATGTCGCCGTCGCCCTATCGGCACAACAAGTTCCCGTTCACCCCGCTCTGGGGTAACCGGGAAGCCGACACCGGCGCCCCGTTCGGGCTGATCCGCAACATGCGGGACATCCAGCGCGACATCAACAAGCGCATGTCCAAGGCCCAGCACATCCTGAACACCAACAAGGTGATCATGGATAAGGGTGCCGTCGATGATCTCGACGAGTTCGCCGAGGAAGTTCACCGGCCCGACGCGATCATCGTCAAGAAACCCGGCGCCTTCCTCGAAATCAACGCGGAGAAGGAACTCGCGGCCACCCACTACGACATCATGCAGGGCGATGTCGCCATGCTGCAGTCGTTGTCTGGCGTCACCGACGAGAACATGGGCAGGGAGACGAATGCGAAGTCCGGCAAGGCCATCATCGCCCGCCAGGACCAAGGCGCCCTGACCACGGCCCACTACTTCGACAACCTGCGCTTCGCCAAGATCGTGCATGGCGAGAAGGTTCTGTCGGTCATCGAGCAGTTCATGAGCGATGAGAAGGAGTTCCGCATCACCAACGCCCGCGGCGTCGCCCAGCACGTCACCGTCAACTCGGGCGATGACGACGACATCACCACCACCAAGGCCGACTTCACCATTTCCGAGGACGACTGGCACGCCACCTATCGGCAGGCCCAGGCCGCAATGCTGCTCGATGTCATCACCAACCTCGCCAGCGCGGCGCCGCAGCTGGTCATGGTCATGCTCGACCTGGTGATCGAGACGATGGACATCCCGAACCGGGACGAGATCGTGAAGCGCATCCGCCAGATCACCGACATGGAAGACCCGGACGCCGATCCCAACGAGGTGACGCCCGAGAAGCTGGCGAAGGAAAAGGCCAAGGCCGAAGCCGCGGCGATGCAACAGCGCGCCGCCGAGGCCGAGGTGTCGAAGATGGAGGGCGAAGCGGCGTCCAAGCAGGCCCAGGCCCAGAAGACGCTGGCCGACGCCGAAAAGGCGCGGAACTCGCTCACCAAGGACAAGATCGACGCGATCACGGCCGCCCTGCAAGCCGCGATCACCGCGCTGCAGGCGCCTGCGGCGGCTCCTGTGGCCGATGTCATCCTCGAAGAAGCCGGCGGCACCGCGCCATCCACCCGTATTGCGCCCCGGCCCGTGTCCGTTCGTTCCCCTGCCCAGGCCGGCGTGGCGCCAGCTGGCCCGCCGCCGATGCTACCCAGCCCACCCCAAGGAGCCTGACCGCCGTGACAGAGGAAGAACTCGCCGCCCTGCCGATCGACGACCTGCTCACGCTGCGCGATGCAGTCCAGGTCGCCATGTCGGCACTGTCGCGTCTTCCAGAGGTCCGCACGGTCGGAGTCTCCGTGCATGACGATGGCGCCGACATTGTCATCGCTCTTCCGCGCCACGCATTAACCCCCAACCACCTGACCGAAAGGAACCCCTTCCATGTCGAACCCTGACCAGACCACGGCCGCCGAAGAGCCGAAGATCCCCGTCGATGGCCCCGCCATCCCCGATGACGTGCCGGCATCGGAAACCAGCGAATACACCGAGGCCGAACTTGCCCGGCTCTCGCCCGAGGAGCGCGCCGCCATCACCGGCGAGATCGACGCCGACACGCCGGACCCCAACGATGCGTTCCCGGATTCGCCGTTCGCAGACGCCCCGGCAACATCGGCGCGCGACTTCGCCCCGATCGGCAACAACGTCAGGCCCCAGGGCCAGCCGCTTTTCGCCGACGAGCCGGCCGCCGCTCCGCCTGTCCAGCAGCAGCAGGCCACGCCGCCCGTGCAACCTCCCGCGCCGGCGGCACCCCCGGCCCTGTCCGAAGCCGATCTCGCCGCAATCGTGGCGAAGGCCGACGAAGAGCGTGCCGCTGTCATCGCGCGCTACGACGACGGGGAACTGTCGCATGAGGAGCTTTCCGCCGAAATCAGGGCCGTGGAAGAGCGCGCCGCCCAGGCGCGCGCCGATATCGCATGGCAGGCCCGCGCCACCGCGGATCGCCAGGCCAAGTTCACCGAAGTGGCGACGACCTATCTTGTCGCGCACCCTGAACTCCTGGAGCCCGAACACGTCAATGGCTACGACGCCGAGGTGAGGGCGACCTTCTCCAACCCGGCCTTCGCCAACCAGCCCTACGAGAAGGTTCTCGATGTCGCGCGCCAGAGCTATGCGGTCAAGGCCGCTGCACTCGGGCGCCCGCTGCCGGTGATCGGCGGAGCGCAGCCGTCGCCTGGCGGTGATGGGCTGACCAACACCACCCGCGCCGTGGCACAGCGCGAAGCCCCGATGACCCTGGCCGCCGTCCCGCCCGCGGCGCAATCCCAGATCCAGGGCGAGTTGGCGCAGCTTCAGGCCCAGATCGACCGCACCACCGACCCATACGAGCTGGAACGGCTGATGAAGCGTCTGCCGGACGACGCCCGAGACCAATTCGCCTCGATGGGATTCGAAGGCTGAAGGCACCATGTTCTCGCGCAAGATCAGGCCAGGCGACCGGATCACGATAGGCGAGATCGAGCTTCGCGTCGGTCTGAGCGCGGATCGAAAGATCTCGCTCAGTATCGACGCGCCGCGCGAGGTGCGTATCGACTATCGCAGCGCCTGGCCGGAAGAGGCGGAGGCACCCGCGGCCATCCCAGCCGCAGGTGCCTCGGCGACACGCTGACCACCACATCTTGCGTTCCTATTTGCAAAGGACGCAAGATGTGGTATTTCGGACCCGATGATATGGTGCAGGACGCGCCTTCTCGCTGACCCAAATCAGTCGGAGGGCCGAACATGGCACAGACCGTCATTCCGTGGGGCCACCCTTCGGCGCAGAAGAAGTGGTCGCCAACCCTCGCCGTCGATGTGACCCGCAAGTCCTTCTGGGGGCGCAAGTTCGTCGGCAAGGGCGAGAACAACATCATCGAGGAAAAGATGGACGTGGCCGCCGACACCGGCGACCGTGTGTCCTTCGACATCTCGGTGCGTCTGCGTCAGGCACCGGTCAAGGGCGACGCCACGCTGGAGGGCAAGGAGGAAAACCTCCGCTTCTTCAGCGATGAAGTGATCGTCGACCAGATGCGTCACTCGGTCTCCGCCGGCGGCCGGATGTCGCGGAAACGCACCATCCACGACACCCGTGTCGTCGCCAGGAACCGCCTCTCGGACTATTGGAAAGAGTACGTCGACTGGCTGTGCTTCTGCTATATCTCCGGCGCGCGGGGCGTGAACGCCGAGTTTGTGGAGCCGCTGGACTGGGCCGGCCACGCCGGAAATCCGCTGGAAGCCCCGGATGCCGCCCACATCCTCTACGCCGCCGCCGGCGTTTCGGCGAAAACCGGCATCACCTCGTCGGACAAGATGTCCCGCAACCTGATCGAGCGCGCGATGACCCGCGCCAAGATGATGCGGGCCATCGACCAGGACGCGACGACCATCGTTCCCGTGGACATCGACGGCGAACCGCACTTCGTCACCCTGATGTCGACGTACCAGGAACACGATCTGCGCA